ATTGTGTGTCTGTGCCTCTGGCATGTGCCTTACTCATGCGACCAATACATCAATAGGGCCTACACATGATGGGCTGTACTTGATAGCCGCACCTACTGCCTCACGTATGCGCCATTGTGGATCATCTGTATGGCGTGTTGTATGTAGTGATCCCATAGCGAATGGAAAGCCTGAACCAGTAGCGATCATGTTGTATTCACCTACTGACCAATCAACAGTGCTTATCTCAAACAGTCTGCCTTGTATGCCTACAAGTAGATCAGCAGCATTGTCATCTACATTTATGTCTATTTTGTATTCATCAGCTGCTCGCTGTAATGCCCCACAGAATGACATACGCATCCATTGCTCTAAGTTATGTGTGTTTACATCTGGGTATGTAGCAAAGGTTGTTAGTTGCCCTGTACCCAGTGAGCCACTGTATCCAATGATGTAAGGCCCTACCTTGCGGATCTTAGGCCTTGCTAATGGACTGATGAAATTACTGTCTGACATAGCCCGGTCAGCCCCTAAATAGACTTTTCCGCCATGTGTTAGCCCTGCAAGTATTGTCATTAGTTTTGCCTTATGTGTTTTGCCCCTGTTAGATCAATGTAGGCATTCTCTCTGACTATTTTGCCACCATTGATTGTTTCTTGTGTTTCAGTTAGTGCTGTCCTAAAGTCACAAGTCCATTCACCATGAGCATTAGATAGTTGTTTGGTGATAAGTAAATCATCTGGAATTAAATATAGAAACCCTATAAATGGCACACCTAATGAGTTGGCTACGTATCGCCCGGCTTCAATCTTGTCAAAGGTTATGAGCCATTCGTTATCCCACTTCTGCAGCTGCTCAAGGCTCATGTTTCGGGACTTCTGCTCGACTACGGCTACTACGTTGGTGTCGTTGTCTACAATGACTGCATCAACTAAGGCTGGCCCATTCTTGGGCGTGTGTACATAGGTGTATTCGGTGTAATGGTGATTCCATAACTGGACGGCTCGCAGCTCATGTTCCAGTGACTCTTGACCCTTTGGGGAATTAACGTCAAGCATGTCAGTCCTCTAGCCCTTGCATAATGTTGTAAGCGGCCATCATGCCGTTACGGTAATGCACATTGACAGATGGATGTGTGTCAATAATTACGTCCATAAGTTGATCAAGCCTTTCTTTCCATGTCCTATCAATCATCCCGGCTATTTGTTTGGCATCATTGAAATCTTGTTGTAATTGCGTATGGTCTTTACTTAACATCTCTACTCCATTCACATACTTGAGTAATTCAGCTTGTCTGACTTGTACCCATTTATCTTGTCTAGATGTCATGTAATTAAGTTTAAGAGTGATTCACACCCAGAACTGGTAAGTGAGCAGGAATGGCTCTTAGCGAGCCATCCACACCCGTCACCGTATAAGTTTCGCTTGTAAAGGGAGTTATCCACTATAGATAACTCAACTGCGCCATTTGCCTGTTACCAATCTGTTATGTAATAAGGCAGTTCGGTTTTATTACTAGTAATCAGGCTCGCATTTCTGCATTGTGCATGATTATCAGGCATGCCAAGACACGCCCTCTGACGGCGGTTTAGCAGCTGATAAGGCAGCCAGCAGTTTGAGTCTTGCCTAGACATTTTGTCGGTCTTGCTATTACAATGTGAGAACTAGCCAGTAGTCCGGACGAGGGATCAAGAACCACTCCAACTACTGGCTAGTTTCTTTATTAAATCTTTGGCTCTAATTTCTGCTGATAAGTATTTACAACTCCACAGCATTTAGTCATCCATGTCCGAGTGTCTGTGTATGGGTCTACACCAATGTCCTCTGGATGTAAGGTCTCGCTGCAAATCTCGCAGGATTCAGCAAAGTAAGGCAGTGCCTCATAAGCCCCGTAAAGCTTCTTAAGTATCGAAATAAACATTGCATCTTTATTGTCCATCATTAGCCCTATCTCTAATGTCTTGTGTTTCACTTGCCATGCACTTGTAAGCCTGTGTAAGTAGGTCTGCACAATGCTCACAATCCATGCTTCTTAGATTCCTTGTAAGTCTTAGTAATGTCATCAAGGTTGTATGAAATTCCAACTGCCACCTGCTCATTTCATGTAGTCCAGAGCTATGAAAGTGTCACATGGAAATTCCTCTTGACATACGACACAATCTTTTAAGTAACGGCAGTTATCACAGTTCTCATCAAGCGTGTTACAAACTAAGCACAATGTCTGCTTGTGTTCATGCCTGTAATGGATTGCCCGGGCCGCTTCAATTGCCTCTTGTAGGTCAAATAGGTCAGTACATACGCAGTGGCAATGCTTGCTGTGTTCAGGATGGCTCATGGCTTGCTTTCCTTTCCACAAAATTGACACGGGTAGCCAATGTATGACCAGCCACCGCAGCTGCATCTAATAACGTCTGCATCAGTCATTACCTTTTTCCCTCAAATACTCAACGTGTGCTTCTAGAAACTCATAGAAGTTTGTAAGTACATCACCCTCATAAGACTTGTTTTTGCCATAACTCATCTCATCATTTAGGAACCAAAGAGCTTGTTCCATGCCGTCAAAAAATCCTAAGTCATACCTTTTCTTTAATGGATTTTTCATGAGCGATCAAACTTTGGATCACATTGCGGCTCATCCTGACAGAAATAACCAGCGTATGGCTTGCCTGTCTTTTTGCTTATGCCACTCTTTCTAATCATTGCGCCATGGAGGCACATAGGCACTAATGTCTCATCCTCATCAGTGCCTATGCCCTCATCCATGGCTGGTATAGATAACCATGGGTCGGCTTCCATGGTGTCGCTGGGTGGCTGTTGCACCACCTCTCTTGGCTTGGCTGGCCCGGGCGCTTGGCGCTCTCGGCTACCCATAATCTCCTCTTTCGAGCTAAGGCCCTTAGAAGTTCCAATGTTTAGGCTGGCGCATGCGCGACCCCAGCAGGCTGTCTCTAGGTTCTGCAGCTCTGATCCATTGGTGTATGGACTCTTGCCAACAATGAGTTCTGATGCTGTGCCAATGCCCGGCAAAGGATCCTCGGGTGTTCTATAGGCTCTGGCAACTCCCCACATCTTTAGTGGATCGCCGTCCATGACACCCATGAACTCAAACTGGATTGACCCCTCTGGGTACTTCTCGTAAAACATGGCAACGCGCTCTGCCACTGTTACATAATTGCTGATGTCAAATGCCATTAGAGTCTCCAACCGTCTTTCCACATTTGTTCCTCAATGGTTGGGCCATGCATAGCACGAAATTTAGCCCTTAATTTCAACCTATGTTGTGCCTCAATGTAGATACCTGTAAATACACCTAAGCCAAACAACACTGCACAATACATAAAGATAACAATCGTCATGCTGACACCTGACTTAACCACTGAAAGGCTGTTCCCTCAGCTGCATCAAATGACTCTAGGTCATTAGCAATATAGTTATCTGTGATGGGTACGAATACGTCCCAATTCTCATTAACATTTTGCTCAATGATTACAATGTCGTGCGTATCTGATGCCACAAAAATAGTGTCATAGATTTTGTATGTGTTTAACATGCCCTGATTTCCTATTCTTAGTTGTAAGCCTTGGCGCTTACATAAATAGTTTTAGCACGTCAGGCAGGACTCACACAAGCACTTTGAGAAAATAGGCGTGTTGTGGCTTGTATCTATGTGATTTTGAACCACAACATGTAGTGCATCAACCTTATTTATCAAGTCTGGTAAGGATTTACCGCCATTGGCATAAGGCTGGATGGCATAAGTCATGGTGTCTATGTAGGCCTTAATTGGCTTGACTACTGCCCATTTAATGAATAAGCCCACGAGGCTGACAATGGCAATTAAAGCAGCTGCTATCTGCCCGGCAACAAGTATGGCGGTCATGAGATTGCCAACTTAATTTCGCGTGTAGTAATCACGGCCTTGCCATTGACTTTAACCATAAATGAAACTGGCTGGCCTTTAGTTGATTGGAATAGCCAGACATCCTTTACAAAGGTAGTAGCGCCTTTTTTAAGGCTCACAGTCTGGTAGCCAGTTGAGTCCCTAATACCTTGTGGATCGCGTGTCCAACGGATTGTCAGTTCAGTAGCCCCACCGATTTTAGGTGTCTTGATGTTTAGGTAAGCGGCGAACAATGCCCCGGCAACCGAGTCAGCGTTAGGAATAACAGTTAATAGGCCGTCTACCTCTAAGGCAGTCCACACGTCAGCTTTAAGTGTCTGTGTAGGTATCTTTGATGAGGCATCAGATTTGCGGCTAATGTATTGGCTCATGCGTCTATCCACTTCTGGGGATTCTTGTGTTTGGTTGGATTCCATGTACGGCTTGAAAGTATTTGGAAATGTAAGTGTGGGCCAGTGCTTCGGCCTGTATTTCCAGAAAGCCCAATGTAATCGCCCTTAGCAATGCGCTGACCAACCTGTACGCCAACCTTAGATAGATGGCAGTAGCCAGCCCACAAGCCTGCTGTGCCGTCTGGAAAGCGGTTGTTATCAACTATGACATGTAGGCCAAAGGCAAAGCCCCAGCCTTTCTTGTAGATGTGTTTGCCAGCGTGTACAACTGTGCCACCGACAGCTGCATAGACAGATGTGCCTACGGATGCTCGGTAATCAATGCCCTTGTGAAGTGTGCCGTTACGGTATTTAGCCCCGTAAGGAAATGTGACAATGCCTAATTTAATCGGCTTCATCTAGGTTGGCCCTGCCATAGTTGTCATACTCTGGATTAAGCCAGTTAATAATGATTGGTAATGCTGATACAAGGCCAATAGTTAGTGCCGGGTGAATGCCTAAAGTGTCTGCATTAACTAGCAACCAACCAAGCACACCTGCGCCAAATACCTTTACAAATGAGGCAATTGGGCTATGTGCAAACCATGTTAAAAATGTCATTATTTAGTTTCTGATGTTTCAGTTGTTATCAACAAATAATTTGCGTATTCCTCATCAGTCATTTCACGAACAAGATCATCAATTTGAATTAAAGGCTTTTCTGTTGCCTTTGTTTTTGCAGTAGCCATTAACTTGCTCCGTATCCATAAACGTAAATAGTTCCGCCTGTTATTGTTCCTGATGCTGGTAAAAGTGTAAAACTTGTGTAACTTGTAGTGTCTTTCAAAATTCCACAATAAGTACGCAAATTTGCATTAAAAATACTGTAAGCAATACCGCCTAAAATACTTGTGTATTTTGCCGTAAAAGGGTCTAAAACATCAAAAGAAGCTCTTAATGAATTAGTATCTATTTCGCCAACTGTTGATGAAGTAGTGGAAGTTGAACCAAATGCGCTGACAACTCCATTTGCTCCACCAGCAATACCACCATATTCATACCCTGTTGCAGTTGTTCCACATCTAAAATTTATTTGTGTTGCTGTTGATGCAACACCGCCAGTTACTATAATTTTGTATGCTTCATAAGTTGCGCTAAATGCATCAGTAACGGTAACAGATGAAACACCTGTACCGATAGTTTGTTTTTTGATTAAACGTAAGCCCGGGTATGCCCCACCTAATGCCGTGTAAAGCGTGGTATCAACAGAGCTGCCCAGAGTTCTGATCGAACTCGCTCCATCCTTAACATACGCAGTATTATCAGGTGTGGACCATGAGTAGTTTGTGGTGGTCGCCATTATAAATCATCCCATTCTTGTGTATTTGGAGTATACCCTGCCCAAGTTGTTGTTGGTGGTATTTGATCCCAGATAATACTCAAATAAGTTTCAGAGTATGCCGAGCAGGTCAGGGCAAGTTCAGCTGTGTATCTGGTCAAGTTCCATGTGTAGCCCTCTACAAAGCCGTCAAAGGTAGTTCCAAAGACTGCTGGTAGTGCGCTGGTGTTTACTCGTAGACCGTTGTAAACGGCTGCTAGGGCATCCCTAGTGGCATCTGTGACGGTAGGTGAGTGTAAAGGTATTGTAATTGTTTCTGGGTACATTCTTGGGTATGCCCGAGATTCTAAGAAATCATTGGCTTGTGCCAAAGCATCAACTGCGTTGTGAAGTTGAGTTGTGCGAGTTCCTGATAGTTGGCCGTACTGAATAATCGAGTTTTCATCACGTGCATTTTCTGTACCTGCCCGGTAGGTAACATTTACATCATTTACGATTTCGCCCCATTGGGCTTGTGTGCGTAAGCCTTGGGCAAGAATGTCATCAGCTGTGAGAGTTAATGGGCTTGCGCTGGCTCGGCTGGCGTAATCGTCATAATGCAGATCACCATCGCCACCCTCCCAAAGCACACCGCGACCAGAGTTGGCTGCATTGACGGCAAGAGTATAAGCATCAGCCTCGCCATCGGAGTAAGCCATCAATTCATAAACACCCGGCACATCAACATTGGCAGTTAGGTTATCCACTAAGGCAACATTGGTTGCATCATAACTAGCCCATGTTGTTTCACTAGGCAGGTCATTCCAAGTAATAGTTGCACTTAAGTCATTCCATGATTGTAGAAATGCCTCACTAAGGATGTTTAGGATTCTTGTACCGTCAAACTCTTTGGCATAATTTGCACCGCCGACTAGGTGACGGTTGAGTTGCGACAATGGGCCAACGGCTGTAATGGTGTAAACGGCAATTGAACCGTCTGACCCATAGGCTTGCAGGCTTATGTCAATGTCAGAAATAATGCCAGCAAAGATTTCCTGTGTGCCTGATGTTCCCTTGTTAATTGACACTGATACTTGTTGGCTTAATGCAATGTTCAATGGATCACTAGCATCTGTCCAAAGGCTGATTGAGGCAAAGCCGGGCTGTGGCTGGGTAGTCACGTCATTGCGACCCATGCGGATTGAAATAGATGAAATCGTGTTATCCGCGTAAGTTGTACCGCCAGCAAAAGTAACTGTTGGATACGGATCGTATGCAACCGTCACAGTGTTGCCCCTACAAGGTTAATAGCACCAGTACGGCGTGAGGAGTCTTGTAGTAAGCGCTCAATGCTACGGCGTGCAGACTCACCATCAATGACACCATTCATAATTATGGTCACGCCTGACCCTGCGCCGTTATCTGGGCGGATTGAACCCGAACCACTTGGGACGAATAGTTCAGGGCCAAATTCACCTACGCGGTAAGCACCGCCAGCCATCACCGACCCACCAGCTGCTCTTGACCCATCTTTGCCAGCAATAAGTCCCACATAATCACCTAGCCGACTAAATGGGTTCATAAACTCTCGTAATGGTTTTGGCACTGTGTCATAAAACTTTTTGTATTTTGAAAAAGCATCGGTCACATTGTTTAATGCGGATGCAAAAGTTTCTAAAGATGCAGCAATCTTTTCAAGCGTACTAGCGCCACTGCTTCCGTTGCTAATTTCAGTAAACATTTTGCCAAGAGATTCTGCAACTTTGGCTAATGATTCGCCTAAGCTGTATGCGCCATTCTTACCATCGCCACTAAGTTCACGTTGCAACATTCCAACTTTGCCAGTAAGTCCGCTGTCAGTATCCTCGCCAGCAAACCCAGCAGCAACATCATTAACCATCTCAAGTAATTTGCCAAGTGGATCTAGTAGCTTTGCGCCAGCAGATTCTTTAAGCTCACCGAGTCGTTGATTAACGATGTCTAACTTGCCTTGATAAGTGTCTGCATATTCTGACGCTTGACCACCAAATAAACGCGTTAGTTCATCAGTAATGTCTTTGAAGTCACCAGATTTGGTTATGTTGTCATCTAAAGGCACACCCATGCGCTCAAGTGCAGTTGTATTGCCATCGTGTGCTTTTGCAAGATTTCCAACAACTGTGTCAAGGTCTTTGCCAGTTCCACGTGAAATGTCCATTGCCAATTCAAGTAGCTCTTGAGCTTCGGTTACATCCTCGGTGGATCGAGTTAATCGGCCTAAACCGTCACGCAATTGTCCATCGCTAAAACCAGACATAAATTGCATTTTTTCAATGACATCATCAAGTGAGTCCACAAAATCATCTGTTACCCCGGCTGAATCTTTGAGGCTTTCTCTAAACTTTGCTTGGCTTACTTCATCCTCAGCTGCTGCCTTTACAGCATCTACTGCAAGTGCCGTAGCCATCGCGCCAATTGCGACTGTAACAAGGCCAATAGATTTGGCCATTTTTTTGCCGTTGCTTCGTAGATTTTTTTCAAACTTGTTTGTGGTATCGTCCGCGCCATTTAAGCCACGATTAAAGTCACTAACGTCAGCTAGTAAGTTAAGTTTTAGAGTTCTCACGTCAGCCATTTTGATCCCATACCTTTATTACATGTTTTTCAACGGCTTCTTTCCATCGAGCGGTCAAAGTTGGTTGTATGTCTTTTAGTTTTGCAAAAATACCGTATCCAACATTGCCTCTGCCTTGACGGTCTGATCTTTCCGGAAACCTAGTACCACCATTTTGAAACGGTGCAGGTCCGCCAAACTCTGATCCAAATAGCACATTGCCCGATACAGCGCCGCCACTAAATCGCCCTTTACTGCCACCAATAGTTACATTTGGAATGCGGTCTTTATTAGCCCGGATAGTAGCTGCTACCTTTTGGGCTTGCAAAGGGTATGGGTTCATTGTGTAGCTTGATTGCAATTCTGTGGCCGACCATTGACTAATAGATGTAACGTCATCTTTCAATGCCAATTTACTGTTGTCATCCATTTTTCTAAATGCTGCATAAACACCTCGCAAATCACTTTGATCAGGTTGGATTCTAACTGTTTGACGTTCAGCCATGATGTCCATTCCTTTCTCGTATCAGCGTAATTGCTGTGTTAATGTCTGCGAGCGACCAGTCCATCAAATCTGCTAAGGGAATACCGGTCGATATTGCTATCCTGACCAGCGCATCCCTTAACTCTCTTTTGGGCTTTCCTTTACCACCTCAAAGGTTTCAAACTCATTTTCAACCCAAGCCCTTTGATTTGGTAACTGCGTTTTGCCTTGTGCTTTTGCTGCTTTGTAAAGCATGCAAGTGATCACATCTAATGAGCCGTTGCTCATCTTTTCAGCTGCTTCACTGACGGTGTATCCGAGTTCACGTTCTATCTCGATCCACAGCCAAGCCGACTCATCGCTCACTATGTAGTTAGTGCCCTGTTTTGTTTTGATTTCGTATTGCATATTGGTTGCCCTGTTCTACTAGTTATGTACGGGTTACTGATCCATCCTCAACAACAAAGCTGAGGCTGGTGGTTAGTACATCAGTGGCAGCGCCACCAACGGTAGGAAATACTGGGAATACTTTGCCAGCAAATGTGTCACCGTTTACATCAAATGAGAATGTCAATGATGTGTCAGGTGCACTTGATGCTGCATCCCAAAGCGCTGAAATAATACCTGCGCTGGATGAGTCATCTAGGTATAGTTCCACGTTTAGTGTGGCTGTCTTGTCTACGGTCTTGTAGGCGCGACCTGATAGAACCTCAAGCACTTGCTGGTTGTTTTCCATTTCAAGTGTGACGGTTGATGCTTGGTCAGCGTATGACACAGAGTTGATGCTCAAAGTCAGATTCCGACCAGTTATGTATGTTGCTGGCATGACTTGCCTTTCTAGTTGGTTGTGACCATCTCTATGTTGAGTTGGCTGATAAGCATGTCGGCGTTTCCGATTTGCTGGACTGTGGGTTGTGACCATCCACCTAAAAACGAGATGTTATTGGCTAGTAGGTCAGTTACTGAAAAGATTAGGGTTTCCAAGTTTTTCAAAGCAGCGCGGTTGTCAGCTGCATTGACAATGACTGTGATGTCAAAGCGAACATTACAACGAGCGCCACCAATGGCACTTACTGTTATGTAAGGTGATCCCGGCACAAGCACAATTGCAGGTGGGGTAATGTTCTCATTTGGGTATGCGTAAACTACTCGCCCGGCAGCTGCAAGAGTTGCGGCGAGTGCATCACGGTAAGTCGCTAGATCAGCCAAGGTAGCCTCGGGTGTCTAAGTGCTTGCCAAGTAGGCCTGACACACGGGTGAGCATTGAGCGCCCTAGGCGGTATGGTGCTGGACTTTGGAAGTCAACGCCTTGTTGGCCTAGTGTGCCAGTACGAGTGATCCAGATGTCGCATGCAACGGCTAAAGCGGCTTCGCGTACTTCTGGGGTTGTGTCATAAAGCGCGGCTTGGCTGGTTAGTAATGCTCGGCCAGTAGGAATAATTTGACGCTTAGTAATGTCGGCGTTTGTAATTGCTGATTCAAAGAATGTTACGCCGTACTCATCAACGCCAACTTTGGATACAGTTCGTGAGCCATTAAAAGGTGAGCCACATCCACTTACGGTCAAAGCTTGACCAACTACGAATGTGTTGTCGTAGCAGTAAAAGCGAGCAACATTGTTTGTTAGCGCAACGCCATTGATGGCTACATCATCAAAGATTAAGTAAGACAGGATTATGTTTTCGGCACTATCTGCCACTGCCTGCACGATTGCATCAGCATAGATGTCACCAATACCAAGTACGGCTTTTAACTCGCTAAGTGCGATTAGTGGCATCTTAAATCCTTATCTATGTGTAAGTGTGTGGGGGACACAGGGCCGCATCCCCCACACTTCTAACTAACGCTGACTTAGGTCAGGTTAAAGCGACGAACACCGCCAGCGGTCAAAACGCCAACGGCTAGGTAGCCGTAAAGTGCTGTTTCGATTTCGCCAGAAGTTACTACGTTTGTTGACATACGTAGGATTGGGCTTTCGTAGATTGCAACTGCGGATGGAGTAACAATAAATGCTGACTCATCGATAACAGTTGAAACTGCGTTTGGATCTACGTAAAGGTCAAGTCCAAGCACGTTTCCGCGTAGGGACTGTGGGCCTGCAACTCCACCGTTGTTCTGTGGGTTGTATGCGTTGTAGATTGGGCGACCTGTTGTGTCAGTTGCACCCATTAACAATGACCACTGGCCAGTGCCTGCAATGTAAGCGCTTGGCAATTCGCCAGTTGCTAGGTAAGCGGCTGGGGCTTGGCTAGATACGAATCCGATGATGCCATCAGAATCTGCATCTTGTGCTGTTGCCTGTGTGCCACCTGCAGTTAGAGCTGCAATTACAGCTGCGTCAGTTGCCTTGTTGTAGGCGCGTGTCATGTTATCAACCATTGCTTGGAAAAAGTCTGGGGATGAACGCTCTAGTAGTTCTACCGAGTAGCGCTGCATTCCTGCAAACTTGTTTACATCTAGGTTGACGTACGAGGACACAATTCCGGTTTCTGATGGGCCAGCACCTTCGTTGGTGTCTGCAACAGTTCCGTTGGTTGTGATTTTTGGATGGCTGATAACCATGCCTGATGCAGTGATGGCGCGTGAGCCAATTGCATCAATGGCTGGGCGTGAGCCAATTGAGTTGTCAATGACGGTGTTTACATACTGCACTGGGGTAAACGCTGGGTTTGTGCTGAATGAGTCATCGGCTGCCATTACATACTGGGCTGAATCATGGTTGCCCATTTTGGCCTTGATGCTGTGCTCTAGGTAAGAGGCTTGGCTGTTGATTGGGCTACGAGGCTTTACGTAGGCCACTGGTGCAGCTGCTGTAACAACCGCGGACGCGGTTACTTCATCAGCCACTGGTGCGGTTGTTTCTTCCACTGTTATCTCCTGTGGGTTTTCCTCTGCAGGGGTTTCTGCTTCGGTGGTTTCTGGGGTTTCCTCTGTAGCGGCTACATCGAGGATTTGAGCATCCTTGAATGCTGGATTAGTAACATGAGCCACGGCTTCAAGGTCTGCTGATGCAACAACCATTACGCCTTTTTCAATTGTGTATTCATTGACTTTGGCTTCAATGCTAAATGCCGGGCGTAATCCCTCGGAGGCTTCTACAAGGGCATCATTGCCAGCGCCAGTAGGTGCGATCTTAAACGCCATAGATACACCTGCTGGTGTAACTTCCTCTGATCCTGCAATGCCTCGACCTAATGGACGTGTGCGGTCATGTTCCATGTTTAGGACAATCTGGCTGGCATCAATCTCGCCAAATGCGCCAAACTCAAAGCGCACAGGGCCAGCGGATGTGTTACCGACCTTGGCAAAAGGAACTACTAGCCCCTTAATTGTTCGAGTCTCTGTGTCGGCGGCTAATACTTGAC